GAATTCATAGCACTCAATGAAGCAATATTCAATAGAGTATTGCGGATAAGGGCTATGGAAACAAATGTTACTACCGCCACAGTCGGAGGCACTAAAGCATATAGTCTTCCCACTGGTTACGTTCAAATGAGAGAAGTTCATTTGGCGACAAGCCCGATCACACCCTTACAATATCTTTCTCCAGAAATGATGTATAGAGTTTGGGGAGGGAGTACATCAGGGAAACCTAGCGCCTATACTATAATAGGAGATGATGTTTATTTCGGGCCTACACCAGACGGCGCATATAACTACACTATGACATACTATAAAACTTTTGATAGTCTTAGTGATACAACTACAACCAATTGGGTAATACTTAACGCTCCAGACGTTTACCTGTATGGAACACTATTACAGGCAGAGCCTTTTCTTATGAATGACCAACGCATCCCTATATGGGAGCGAGGGCTAAGACAGGCTATCTCTGACCTACAAGAACAAAACGATAAAGATAGGCACTCCGGTTCAGAGCTGAGAGTAATGAACACTTCTGGATATTATTGAGGAATAAGGTATGGGGCTGGAAACAGGAAATTATATAAGCGCACTTGTTCAGACGAATCCAGTTTCTTCTGATAACGTGTCAGAAGGCGATGACCATCTGCAACTTATCAAAAAAATTCTGAAACAGAATTTCCCGGTGGGTACGGATAGTGTAGGACCGGATCAAGCAGTACAGGTTCTTATAGCAAAAGACTCTCCAGGCCCAACTGTAGATACGAGTGCGTCAGGACACGCTGCTAGGGCTATGGGTCTTCTGTGGCTAGATACAACTAATGATCTATTAAAGATACGGAACAAAGCTAACGATGCTTGGATTACCCTGGCTGTTGACCCGGAAACAAGTAACAGCGTAGACATTAATGCCGGTACGATAGATGGCACTACCATCGGAGCAGCCGCAGCGTCTACCGCCGTGGTCAGTTCTCTTAATGTAAACGCAGATGGGGCTACAGTTACAGGTATTAAAGACGAAGATGATATGTCATCTGACTCTGCTGTTAAACTTGCAACCCAGCAGTCTATCAAAGCGTATGTAGATACACAGCTTACCGCTGAAGATTTGGATATCAGTACGGATACTGGTGGTCCTATTGCTATAGACCTTGACTCCGAAACTCTAGCAATCTCAGGCGGCGAAGGTATTGATACATCTTCAACAGGCAGTACGGTTACTATCGCGGCTGAAGAGGCAACCTCGGCCAATAAAGGTGTAGCATCATTCTCTACTGATAACTTCTTAGTATCCTCTGGCGCTGTAACTGTAAAAGACGCTGGTATTGCTAACGCAGAATTGGCTGACATGGCGGCGAATACCGTTAAGGTGCGTAATGCTAATTCCTCCGGTGTACCTTCCGACCTTGCTCTAGCAACTACAGAGATAATGATCGGTGATGGCACCGGCTTTACAGCAGCCGCATTGTCTGGTGACGTATCCATGACAAACGCTGGGGCGGTAACAGTGGACTCCATACAAGGAACCTCTGTGACTTCTACCGCACCTACAAATGACCAGTATATGAAGTATTCATCTGCCTCCTCTGAATGGCAGATGGTATCCATTGTTGGTGACGATAAACTCACCACCAAGGGCGATCTACTCGTATACAATACGGTAGATTCTGAAACCAGGCTACCTGTGGGAACTGATACATATGTTCTAACAGCAGACTCAACAGCAACCAATGGTGTTGATTGGGCCGCTGTAAGCGTGGCTGACGGCGCGATTACGAATGTTAAGATAAACGCATCAGCCGGTATAGATGCAAGCAAGTTAGCAGACGGTTCTGTTTCAGACGCGGAATTCCAATACATTGGCACTCTGTCCTCTAACGCCCAAACACAGTTAGACGGGAAATCAGCCACCACTGGTAACGCCAGTATCGCTACGGTAGGTACGGTATCAGCCGGTTCTTGGGAGGCCACTGATGTTGCTGTGTTGCATGGCGGGACTGGAGCCTCCAGTGCCTCATCTGCGAGAACAAATCTAGGACTTGTCATTGACACGGATGTACAAGCCTATGACGCAGACACAGCCAAAACAGACGTAGACCAATCATGGGCGGGTACTCAGCGTGGTACTCCCTCCACAGTTACAGATGGCACTCTTGATTTAGATACTGCCAACAACTTTCAGTACACACCGGGAGCCGCTGACACTCTTGAATTCTCCAACGAAACCGCTGGGCAGGCGGGGTTCATCACACTGATAAATCCCTCCGCTTACACAATATCCCTTGGGAGTGAAGTTAAGAAAGGCGCATCGTGGGATGTATCTACTGCGGGAACCTACCTTGTTTCCTACTACAGCGATGGAACCTCAGTTTACGTTTCAGCAAGCGAAGCCCTAAGTTAAATGCCCGTACTCCAAACAGGACTAGCCAAGTCTGCGGCAGAAGATTACACGATTGATCAGTCGTTGCGGTTTAATGATGGTGATTCTGCTTATCTGAGCAGGACTCCCGGTAGCGCAGGTAATCGAAGGACATGGACTTTTAGCGCTTGGGTAAAAGTAGCAAACTTAGGGACATCTAGGGGTATATTTTCTGCTGGGACAGCCTCTAGCACACATACGCATATATCGTTTACTACTGCCAATCAGATTGAATGGACTTATTATCCCGGTAGTGTGACATACCAGAGAGTTACAACTGCTAAATACAGGGATGCCGGCGGCTGGATGCACATTGTTGCAACACAAGATACTACGGATTCAACTGAAGCAGACAGGTTAAAGTTGTGGGTAAATGGTGTGCAAGTTACTGATTGGGTTACAAACTCACAGTCGGCATTAAATGTTGAGGCAGATATAAATAATACTGTTGAGCATACTGTAGGAAAACAGATGTATTCGCCTCAGTATTATGATGGCTACTTAGCAGAAGTCTACCTTATAGACGGCACAGCCCTAACCCCAGCATCCTTTGGTGAAACAGATACCGCTACTAACCAATGGAAACCCATAGACGCATCTGATCTGACATTCGGCACTAACGGGTTCTACCAGAAATACTCATCCACGGAACTAGCGGCTAGTTTTGAGGATAGTAGTTCTTCTGATCACACCATAACCGCTAACGGTGATGTAACCAACACAAGAGCGCAGAGTAAGGTTGGTGACAGTTCTATTTATTTTCAAGGCAGTGCTGATTACCTTTCGACACCTGATAGTTCTGATTGGGCTTTAGGAACCACCTTTACCATAGAGGCGTGGATTAGGATGGATTCGTCCCCAACCAATACAGGCCAACAGACGATATGGGCGCAACAGGATTCTACTTCAGATAGATTTGCAATCTGGATAAATGGGGCAACACAAGTAGCTCAGGTACAGATAGATGATACCGCTCAGATTGGCGGTGTGGATGTTGGTCTTTCTTTTGATACTTGGCATCATATTGCTCTTGTATTTGACGGAACAGATGCTACTTGGTATACGGATGGTGTAGAGCAAACTACTGGAACTATAGCGGTGGTTGGTGGTATGCCTGATATGAGTGCCGCAGTTAATATTGGCTACCAAGTAAGCGGCAATTCGTATCAAGGTTATATGGACGAGATTCGTGTCTCCGACTCAGCGAGGTACACCGCAAACTTCACTCCATCTACCACAGCATTCACCGCAGATTCAAACACTAAACTCCTGATCCACTCAGACTTTGATGGTGGACTAGGCGCAGATAGTTCTGGGAATGAAAACGATTTCGCTGTAACCAATCTGGTTGCTACAGATCAGATGGTGGATAGTCCGACTAATAACTTTGCGACCTTATCTCCTATAGCCGCCAATGATGATGGATTGAGTTGCACTATATTAACTGAGGGAAACTTAAAGATACCACCTAGTTCTTCAGCAACTCGTCATGTAAGAGGAGCGACTATTGATAATTCATCATTGGACGATGAGAAATGGTATTACGAAATATATGTTGGTGCTGCTGATTCTTTTACAGTTGGCTATAGAAATGCTCAGGATGGAGATGATACTCCAAGTGTTGAGTTTGAGCAGGATGGTCAATACAAAGTTGATAGCGGTAATAGTGGTTCTGCTACGGGAACGATTAGTGATGGGGATATTTTGGGTGTTCTTCTTGACTGGAGCGATACCAGCGCAAAAACGTTTGCCATCTATGTAAACAATAGTTTAGTTGGTAGCGCAAAAACATTTACCGCAAATGCAAATGGATATAATTTATACGGTAGAGGAAGTGATGCGTCTGGGAATGGTGGAAATCTAGTCTATAACTTTGGGTCTGACAGTTCATTCGCCGGAAACAAAACAGCACAAGGCAACCAAGACAGTAACGGCATAGGTGACTTCTATTACGAACCACCTACCGATTATTTGGCCTTATGCTCCTCAAATTTGCCGTCACCTGAGATTGCTTTACCTACGGCCCACTTCTCCACCAAACTCTACACTGGCGATGGTGCTACCACACTAGCGGTAACTGGTGTTGGGTTCCAGCCAGACTTTACTTGGATTAAGAACAGAGATCAGACAGACGATCATACATTAGTAGACTCAGTTCGTGGCGCAACTAACTATCTTGTTTCCAATGATACGGATATAGAAGTAGATGACAGTACCTTTGTAGCATCTCTGGATTCTGATGGATTTACTGTAGGTGATGACGTTGTAGTTAATACCAATACAGAGAATTATGCCTCATGGAACTGGCTTGCCGGTGGCACTGCTGCATCCAATACTGATGGAACTATAACGTCATCAGTTAGTGCGAATCCTACGGCTGGGTTTAGTATTATTAAATACACTGGAACAACCAGTAATGCTACCATAGGACACGGTTTAAGTGCTGCACCGGAACTTGTAATAATTAAGGGTTTAGATAGCGTATTGGATTGGTTTGTTAATGATCCGTCTGCTACCCCATTTACTAAGTATATGAAACTCGATACTGATGGCAGTTCTGGGTCATCTTCAACTATGTACCAAGATACAGCACCAAACGCATCAGTTGTAACTCTAGGAACTAGCAGTCTTGTTAACGCGGCTGAAGATTTTATTATGTATTGCTTCCATTCAGTCGAAGGTTACAGCAAGGTAGGATCGTACACCGGTAATGGCGATACAGATGGGCCGTTTACTTACATTGGGTTTAAACCCGCCTTCATAATGGTGAAACTAGCAACTGCCGCATATGGCTCTTGGGTTATGTTCGACAATAAACGTGATCCATATAACCCCACAGGCCGTGTTTTTTATGCAGATATTGCCGCCATTTCTACGGATGTAAGTTCTTACCATCCATATGATTTACTTTCTAATGGATTCAAATCAAGAATTACCGGAGGAGATGGAAACGAGGCGTCTTACAACAGTGATGGGGAAACTTACATCTACTTAGCATTCGCAGAATCACCATTCAAATACTCAAACGCGAGGTAATTATGTGGTACTCAGAACAATTTGGAACAATTAAAACGCCTCGCGGCATAACCGTGAATGGCATACAACACCCATCCAGCATCTTCCGCAAGTGGACTAAACCAGAACTACTGGCAATAGGCATCGCACCAGCAAGGGTAGAAGTACCTGACAGCCGTTATTTCAACACTGGCAGAGAGTCCTACACCTTCACTGATGGCGAGTGGGTGATCTCCTACGAGTCAAAAGAGAAAGATGTAGAGCAACTCAAGACACAACTGATTTCTAAGATCAGCGCACACGTTGGCTCACTCCTGTCCTCGTCTGATTGGAGAGTGATACGAGCATCAGACGGTGGTACTGACCTATCGGACGAATGGATCACATACCGCAACGAGGTTCGCGCTCACGGCAACTCTCTTGAGTCTGGTGTAGAAGCGTTTGCATCTGTAGACGCAGTGCGGAACTTCCAGAATCATGAGATACAGGAAGAACGATACCTGTCTACCTATGATGATGGTGTGGAAACAATCGGCCCGGAAACTGAAACGGTTGACAGGACTGTGGATAAAACTAATTGGGGCTGGCCTACCGCTCCTGATGCAAAAGTAGACGAATATCACGTTAGGTACATTTAATGGCTTTAATTGCTGTAGACAATGTGGGTCAGGTTGGGATTGTCAAGGATATTAATGCTTGGCAGTTGCCCCCCAATGTTTGGACAAATGGTAATAATATCAGGTCTGAACACGGTGCTATTGTAAAGGCCCCGGGATATGCGGAGGTTATGGCTACGGTTCCTGTCGCACCTTATTATGTTACACACCTTGTCGCAGGGGTTAATGAGTATTGGGTTGTGGGTGGACTTACAGCCATTCATGTCTATGATGACAGTTCAGTATCAAATACGCTAGATGGGGGTATTAGCGCCTCAGATACAAGCATAACGGTAGATAGTACAACTGGATTTGAAACCAATGGCACTATAACTATAGGGAGTGAAGATATCCCCTATACAGGTAAAACGCCAACTACCTTTACAGGATGTACAAGGGGCGGCTCTGCCGCCATACACGCTGATGGAGCGGCGGTATCCAGAACTAAGAAGTGGTATGACA